CGATGATTTGTACTTGCCCACACTCAGTTCTAGTTCCGATGTACCTGGACCTATCATTTCAATACAATATGACAAGAATGTTCCTCTCTATAATTATGCAACAAACGCACAGCAACTAGGTGTCCCAATATTGCACTTATGGAAGCATGGTCTTTCAACGCTCCAACAAATATATTAGCATTATCGGGCGTAGAAACATCACTCTTAAAAATATTTCATAATATTGATAATATAAGTGCAGAAATTGTCAACAAAGAATATACATTTACACTTAATATACCGATCGGTTTATACGTCGCAGGTGATATATCAAACAACATTGAGACAGCGGCTAATGTGAAAAGCATCGATAGTATTGACGTTAAAATATATGCGAATGACGTATATACACCACTCGCAACAACAATTACTAACATTAATGATATAAAAGATACATCTATGAATTATACAATAAATAGTACAGATGCGTTTTATGCTACCGAATATATAGGTATTCTTAATGTAACTATACCTGATTTGTTTATAGAAAATTTGGCATTATACGATATAAGGGTTACTGTGACAAACGTTCACAGCGATCACCAGAATGTATTCGAAACATTAACGGGCACTAGCATCAATCCTGTAATGGGCGTTTATTTCAATCTTACGGCAAATAATACAACCGTTCATAGTAATATTGATACGACTTCTGTTACCTCGTCCACAACCGTTCCAGATCATACCATTTTTACAATAGATGCAACAACCAACAATGACTAGCACCCAGGAAACGCAACATATATACTTCGTCAATAATTACCAGAAACGCATTATACATATCAATAACCAGACTATTCACCGTGTAATTATTTAATTCGTCTAAATCATTTACGACCACAGATGATAATGTTGATGATTTCGTCGTTATATGTGGTATGTGTATCTTGGCACTACTATAATTTGGTTTATTTTTTATTATGTTGGTTTGTATTATTTTGGTAAAAATCGTGCTACGTTTAATTGTTTGCATAGTTGTATTCAATTTGGGTTTGTTATAGTTCGCATTCTCACATAAAATCCAGTCGTCATCTATATGTGCGTCTTCTATATGTGTTTGTATTTTCTTAGATTTTACTGTACCGATGATTTTTCTTACGGTTGATTGCATAGTTTGATAAATAATGTTATACTTATCAAACATTTTTATTTCGCTAATTGACTAATACATTCTGTTTATCGGGCAACACATTTGTTATTAAATTTGGGTTTAGACACATTTCTTGCGATGGGAATATATCACCTGACATGCATTTTTCGGAATCATTTACAGATATACAACCACGTTTGCTTTTATATTCACCCACGAGACACCAACCTGCTTTACCTTTAGAAACCGAATTTTGAATAGGTGCTTCTGATGAATCAGGGTCTGGATCTGTTGGAACATCTCTCGACCTATCAATTTCGTTTGATACTTCACGTTCTATGTCTCCGCCTTTTCCCGCATCAATTAAAATATCACCTATACTTTGAACGGTTCCTTCTGCTATGTCGATCCCAGCTTTTGATGTATCAGCAACAATGTCAGCACCAGCATTTAATATATTTCCCGTTGCATATGAAAACGCCGACAATATTCTGACAATAAGCGGACCGAATAAACCACTTATGTATTTGATAATTTCACTTATTGTGTCTAGTAAATTAATGCCTAAAAATGATAGTGACAATAATATTACTAAAATTCCTATTAAAATATTTTTGATCTCAAAAAAAGACGATATTGACACAATATTTGGAACTTGGGCGCCTGATAAATTTAGATTTTCCATTTCGCTCTCAGATATAGAAATGCTATTATTATCGCTCATATTTATATATTTATAAGATACTTTTATTCGGGTTGTTTCGTTAGAAGTTGTCAAATATATTATACAAATATAGTAAATTATGATCCCATTTAATTTCATTGAAACATTTTTCTTTTTGAGTTTAGGAATAACTTTCGCATTGATAATTACACTTGTGTATCATTTCAAAAAGCGCATGGAAAACATGGAACAAAAATGTGATACAATGTTTGATATAGTCCAAAATTTAGCGAATGAAGTTTTACATTTAAAAACGCCAGAATACAACACGAACCACGGAATTATAAATGATAATTCTAAATTAGTTAGTAATACAAATAATATTGAGTACGATTTACACGAATATCAGCACATTTCTAATATTGATGACGACCAAAGTGATGATGATTCTGATAATGATTCTGATGATGATTCTGATAATGATTCTGATAATGATTCTGATGATGATTCTAATGTTGGTTCTGATGATGGTTCTGATGATGATGATGAAACCAACAACGTTTCTAGACAGACTTTTGACAAAATTACCATTCCAAATGTTCGTGTTATTAATTTAAATGAAACTATAAGTCTAGACGACGGACTTATATCACACGAAAATTTAGACGAATCAATAATAGACATTAATGACGATGAGACAGATAGTGGCAATATTACCGAATTGCAAAATGTAACAGAGATACACGTCAATAAAATTGACAGCGACGCAAATATAATCGGAATGGACGACGAAGATGACGATGAGAATGATGATGACACCGAAGAACACAGTTTCATCGCACACGACACACCGTCCAAGAGCACTCTCCGAAAGTTGAAACTTGCAAATTTAAGGACGATGGCAGCAAAAAAGGAACTCGACCTTAACGACACCATGAAAAAAAGTGAAATAATTGAATTGTTGATGACAAATTAAAAACTCAAAGATATATATAATGTCGTTCGTGCAAACCAAAGAGTATTCGGAATTTGACAAAAAAATAACACCTTATAATTTTTTCAATTCGTTAATGAAACCTAGTTACGAACCCGTCGTTAAGGATATTCGAAGACCCGATGGTTCAGAATTGAAAACTTTTATGCAACCCGAGGCATTAGATAACAACAAATTATTGAATAACAATAATATCAAAACAAATGCTGAGTATCGGAAATATTTAACATCAAAAGCAACAATTATAATGGACCATAATAGGAGAACCTATGAAAAATAGATATTGATTCATGTATCGAATAAACCCATATCATCCATATTGTCATTATAATATTCTATATCAGAACACGGTTTTATTTTTGGACGATTGTTACTTTTTATTCCCCTGATTAACGACTCGTAAAAATGATTTGTATCCATTGTCATTGACGAATTTTTTACAATATTTATGCTTTCTGTTTTGCTTACATCATAGTATGTTACATTTATTGCCATCAAAACTTCGTCAACCGATACTATCGGATCGTATTGACCCGTTTTTGATAATTCTATTAGCACGAACACAGTTGTCCCTTCATATTGTTCTGATAAACACATCGTCTTTTGTTCGAAATTTATTGTAGCACCTTTATTATTCGTAGTAATGTGTTTTATTTTCATTCCAAATATTGGTATAAACGTCGCTTTTACATCTACAGCAACCAGTCGTGTTGTTGAATCATTCATTATTGGAGAACGGATACACGCCAAGAGCAATCCTTCGCTATGCGAGTCGTATAACTCAACAATCATTTTTGTATTATAATAATTTGTGATATATAATACAAAATGGTATAAATAAATATGGATTATATGTGTAATGAAAATCGCCAGTTTTGACGTTGGAATACGTAATATGGCGTATTGTATTTTTGATGTATCTGGGTCAAACATATCAATTACTGATTGGAATGTAGTAAATCTGTTACCAAAAAATGACATTATACGACCATGCACCGCTGATGTAATTCGTAAAGGTAATAAAAAAAAGAATTTACCCGAAATCACACGTCATTGTGGAAATAAATCTAAATATACAAAAAACGACTTGTGCTTTTGCGAACGACACGCTAAAACCAGTTGCTTCATTTTGCCGTTAAAAAAATATTCCCAACCTGTTTTGAAAAAAAATAAATTGGATTACGCAAAATCAGTATGCAGTGAATTTCATATTATCCCAACTGGTATAAAAAGCAATATAATAGAGCAGTTGAAATGTCATTTTAATACACATATGCTTGAACCTTTGAATAAACCTCGTGAAAACGCAAAATCAATAGACCTTATAACGATCGGACGAAATATTAAAACAGAATTTGATAAACTGCCAAGTTTCACCGATGTGACAAATGTTATCATTGAGAACCAGATTTCTCCTATCGCAAATCGTATGAAATCAGTTCAGGGTATGTTAGCACAATATTTTATAATGAAAAATGATAATATATCTATTGAATTTGTATCATCTTCTGGTAAATTGAAGGGGTTCTCACAAGCAAACACGAATTTAGATTCTGAATATAAACAACATAAAACTGACGCTGTATTTCATACTAAACGGTTGCTGTCAAATGAACTTTTCTCTTCTTGGAGAGAACATATATTAACGCATAAAAAAATTGACGATTTAGCCGATGCTTTTCTACAAGGTATATGGTATTTGAAAACTCATAATATATGTATTGTTGCGTAGAACTTAAACATATATTTTATTATATAATATTAAATCGCAATGGAAACAATTGATATATCTCAACTTGAACCTATTAACATTTCATTAAATGCTGGTCCGGACATCAGCAAATCTAGCAGTTTGGGCGAAGGCATCGAACTTCTAATGAATGATAAATTAAACACAGATACAAGCAATACAAAGATTGATTTAGGCGAATTAGATAAATTGGAAACAGAACTTAATGACCTATCCGCTATTAATACTAATAATAATATGACTACAGATACTAGATCTGTTGATACTAAATCATCATCATTAGGCGGTTTTGCTAGTAATTTATTTGGAATTAAGGATGAAAAAGACGTAGTTAAGATTACTGAAAACGATTCCAAACTTGGTTCTTCTATGATGGAGGACGCAACTCATCAAAGTAAAACTTGGGATGGCTTCACTAAACTTAACAATGTTCCTAATACAACCAACAATAACGAGCGTTCTACAACTACGATGAATGACAGAGAAAAACGAAGAAAAAAACGAATGATGTTGAAAAATTTAGATGCATGGCACGAAAAGGGAATCATTAAAAATATGTCTCGTCTTACGATGGACTCCGATTTTGATGAAATAGAGGATGAATATGAAGGCGCACTTGACGATAAACGCAAACGCGATTCTGTTAAAATACAACAGAATTGGTTAATCACTATGGTGAATACGATTGAATACGGCAACGCAATGTTCGACCCCTTTAGTGTATCACTTGACGGTTGGGGCGAATCAATCAGCGAGGACGTAGATAGTTATAATGAGATTTTTGAACAATTACACGAAAAATATAAGGGGGGGAAAATGAGCCCAGAATTAAGTCTTCTTATGCGGTTAGGTTTCAGTGCTAGTGTGGTACATTTTAGCAACAAAGCTTTGTCCTCCGCCGCTCCTGGCTTTAATGATGTTATTAAACAATCACCCGAATTGATGCGGATGTTTACTGATGCTACTGTAAATTCAATGAAAGATACAGCACCCGGAATGGCATTCGCTAGTGAATTATTACATCAAAATAAACCTGGGATGAACCATCCACCACCAGCACCTGTTCGTACACGTGACCAACCTGCACCTCCCGCTTCTACAAGACCTGGTATGCAATTTACTAATACTGACAACACCGGGAACACATCTATGTTCAGAGAGAATGGCGTTGACCTTAACTCTGGGACATCTGTTAACGCACCGATCACTAGACCCGAAATGTCGGGTCCAAAAAATACAAATATAGATAATATTTTATCTGGGTTGAAAACTAAAAGCGTTGATATTAGAAGTGACATGAATGATAATGACTCTGTTGTCAGCATCGCTAGTCTTAAGGATATGACAAATTCAGTTATGCCCAAAAAAAGTCGTAGCAAATCTGATAAAAATAGAAATGTTGTATCTCTTGACATCTAACTCATAAATCATTATGATGTATTACAATTTTACGTCATAATGTTTCTTAAATTTATCTACTTCTTGTTTTGTCTTTGTTTTTGACTCTTACCACCTCTGTTGTTAGATTGTCCTTTACGGTTTTTAGCAGTAGAGTTATTTTTGTTCTTCTGTTGTTGGTGTTGCTGTTGTTGTTGTTGCTTCTTTTGTCCTCCCTGTTGTTGATTATTTTGTTGTTGTTGTTTATTTTGTTGATTATTTTGTTGTTGTTGCTTCTTTTGTCCTCCCTGTTGTTGATTATTTTGTTGTTGTTGTTGATTATTTTGTTGTTGTTGCTTCTTTTGTCCTCCCTGTTGTTGTTGATTATTTTGTTGTTGTTGTTTATTTTGTTGTTGTTGATTATTTTGTTGTTGTTGCTTCTTTTGTCCTCCCTGTTGTTGTTGATTATTTTGTTGTTGTTGATTATTTTGTTGTTGTTGTTGATTATTTTGTTGTT